AGAGAAACGAAAAACTTTGATATTTTATATTAAGAATTCTCAGGAATACCATTAGTTTGTAAATAAAGCATTTCATTTCTAAAATCATATAGAGGGACTTGTACTAGTTTCTTAAATTTCTCACACTGTACGCCCTCAGGCATAGAAGCATCAATCAAATCTAGTACTTTTCCTACCATACGAGAATGTTTTGCTATAATCATTTCTTGCATTGGGCTTACTTGTCTAGGGTCAACCATAATACATTCTCCTATTCCTTAACCTTAATTAGTGTAGTGACCTAACCTTAAACTAGTCATGTAAAGATTTATCTAAAGTTTGTGTACTTAAACGTACAGGTAAAGCATTACGCAAACTCTTATCTTTAACACCTTTTCGTACTATTGTCCAAGCATATGTAAGAAAATGACTTCCTTCTGTAGCCCCTTGAGAAACAATACGCCATGTGTCTTTAGCAATTTGTTTAGGTTTTTGATAGTTATGATATTGTTTGTTATGAGCAGTAACTGTAGTTACTTTTCCACTTGCTAATCTGCGTTTATGTCGTTTAATATTCATCGTGTAATTAGCTGACCCCGCAGGACTTCCTTCTTCTATATCAGATGCATAAAGAGCATCATATATAATAGTCCAGCCCTTTTTAGCATGAAGAATTTTAGATGAATCTTTTAGATTACCCGAATCTACAGGAACCAAAGCTCGACTTCTATCTAGAGTTTGGTCACCTAGTTGCTTTAATTCTTTAGCCAAAGCCTTATCAAAAGCTCGTTCTAACTGTCTATTTGTTCGGTCAGACATAATGTTTATTATACTTCAGATTCTGTCTTTTCCAACCAAGCCTGTGTTCGTACCATTAATTCAACGAATGCTTGATTTTCTGCCATAAACACCGCATAATTCTTGCCCCAATTTAACCATTCGTGCAATAAATTTTCTATTGTATCTTCAACTATTAATGGTGTAGTCATAACTCTCCATCCCATTTTCTTTCTAATATACTCACCCAGGTATCAGGAACCATGTCTACAAACTCAGAAGCTACATCATCATACCTACTGAGATAAATAACTTCTTTACCTATATAACCATAAGTAGGATGCCAATAAGTAAGGATTTGTTTAGGGCTGCTGGCCTTTTGCATTCTCTGGAAAGAGAATTCATCTGGCCCTTTCATACAACCACATATATGTAGCTCTCCTGTATCTATATCTATTTCATCTACTCTATGAAAGTGTCCTAACATTACAGAATCAAAGTGGGTTTTTTCTGTCCCCACTTGATTATACTGCAACATACTACGTAAATTAGATACGGTTTTCATTAACGATTGCTGAGAACCCCCACCAGAAACCGCATCCCCATGCGTTATTAAGATGTTTCTATTAGCTACATTAAAAATGTGGAAGAAACTTTGGCTAATATCAAACTCAATGTTAGAGTGATTACGGCAAAAGGCAGCAATCCATTGATACATTAAGTAATCCCAATCCATGTATTTATTCTTCATGGGGGGCTTTTTAGTCATTCTTCCATGATTACCAACTACACAAGGAATCTTAATAGAATCGAAGTGAGGAGCCAAATATCTTAAGGCTTGTGCAATTAAGTTTGCCCCCCGAATCATTTGGCCCATACAATGGTCTATATTAGTTTTAGAGAGTTCTTCATGTATATCTCCACTAATCATATCTCCCAATAAAGGAATAACCAATTCATTAACATCAGCAGAATTTCTTCTATACGTAACCAGATTCAACAATTGGGTGGCCCAACCACTTAAACGATTGTTAAAGATTTCAAAGTCGTATTGATTAATACCAGCCATCTGTTGCAGATTTACAGATTCCCCAATATGGGTATCTGATAAAGGCGCAATCACAACTTGAGGGGTTTCTCCCCGATGTTTTCCTTTAGAAATGTTGAATTTAATTAGGGGAATGGCATTAAAAGCAGGAGTTAATTCCTCAATAGAACGAACTAATAAATCTTTCTGAGCTAATTCTTTAAGGGCTTGGTCATATAATCTTTTAAAAAGCTTAGTCTCACTTTTAGATGTGGCTAATTCTTTATCTGTTTTAAGCCTATAGGAATCACCTAGTAAAATTTCCTCGTCTTCTCCCCCGTTTATTTCCTTGTCGTACCAACGTTGAACCGTTGTCCGATGCACTGATAACCCGTGTGTCTTTTCTATCCAAATCGCTATGTCTGTCCAAGTCTCTCCTTGATTCCTCTTTTCTACTACGGCTTGCTTTATCTCTTCTAGAGTCATATTGTCTCCTTACATTGAGTACCAATACTTTTCCACATATTAAACAACTTAAATCTTTATCTTCATTGAACTGCATTGGCCCCTCGCACTGAGGGCAAAGGTTCATAAACATCATTTGAGTACAGTTCGGGGTTTCTTTCCGTTCTTTTCAGTTATGTTAGCATCATGGGGTAGCTTATCTTTCTTACCACTCCTTCTAAGTTCATCATCACCGAAACCCCAAGCTAATGCAAGTTGTCCTACGGCTGAACCAGTATCCGCAGCATCATTCCTAGCATCAGCAGCGGCACCCTTAGCTCTACGTTTATCCTTTTCTTCTTTAACGTTGCTGGCTAATCTATTAGTGAAGGAGTTTTGGTCTACAACAGCTTGGTCTTTCATTCCTTCCAAGGCGTGTTCTTTAGGTTCTACAGGATTAGGATTATCAGTTTCCCTACGTTTCTTTTTCCAGTCAGGTTCATTCTGTAGTGGCCCCATGAAACCATGACCAGCAACAGAATGAGACTCTTGTTTAATCATTTTTCGTTCAGGACTATTCTCAGTTACAAAGTCTACTAAACGGTCTATTCCCTTTTTCTTCTTCCTTCCTTGGTTACCATACGTCCTAGTAAAAGCTCCTGTATTCTCTGAAGTCCATACAGTAGCACCAGTTTCATTTCCGTAACCTATACCCATAGAACCATCTTTAGTTAATTTCATATGAACCTCATCTTTAGCCAGTTCAGTTACAAATAACCTACACCAATCTTCAGGGTCAATTGACCCCTTAACTAATTCACATTGACCATTATCAAAGTATAGACATTTACCACAGACATAACCTTTATCTAATTCCTCGTCTGTAGAATGCCTATACATGACTTCTTCTTTGTTTACCTTAGTTGCTTTATTCATCCTCATAAGAAATCACATCCGGTTGGTTTACTATAGGAGAAGAAGTCCGTCTTTGAGGTATTGGAGGGAAGGTGGCTTTGGTTACATTGGTTACACCAGACCCAGTTAAATCAGCTATATAATCTATTCCGTCTTGGATAAACCACATTTGATTACCATCTTCAGTAACTTCTTTAATTAAGGGAGAAGTATATCCACGTTCCATCAATGAACCCACCCAGGAATTTGATAACGTTAGAGTATTCTTTCTGCTTCTAGCTTCAGCATAATCATCTATGTCCCTCATTTCATCAGTGCCATCATGTTTATCTGCGTCTGTGGGAGTCTGTCCAGCAGTACGACCTTTAAACTTACGTTGGGATGGGGGGATAGATTTAAGCATGGCTTGAATGGCTTCACCACCGCCTTCACCACCGCCTTCTCCACCAGCTTCACCACCACCGCCTTCCATACCACCACCCATTGCAGCTTGTTGTTCCATTTGTTCCATTTGCTTTTTCTGCTGCATTATGCCCATTGCCATTTGTTCCCCATTCATCTTAGCAGTCTGTACCATTTCACCAGAAATTATGAACTGGGCTTCATCCAAAGAAACATCTTGGTCTTTAAGTCTAATTTCAAACCCCAATGCAGCGAACTGATTAATTATTTGTGCTTTCTGCTGGGTGAAACTTAAACGAGTATTCTCTGCTTTTTCCTCTGGTTGTGGTAAAACAAGTTTCCAATCAGTTATCCCAAACATTTTTAACATTTGCGGAAAAACCTTTTCATGGAAGATTCTTTGGTCACCTTCTACTACACGACTCATAACTACTAACTGTTGAGTTTGAGTAGACATGCCACCAAACGCTTCAGGTGCGCCTTGCCATGCAGGAGTCACACCCCACATAGCAGCTACACGTTCCCTAAT